TTCTGCCCTATCCGGAAAAGCCTCGAACAGAGTTTTGGCACGTTTAGGCCCCAGGAGTTGTATTGAGAGTTCCAGCAGTGTGTGGTTGGCCAGGAGTTCTGGTTCGAGTTTCTCTAACATCGGAAGTAGGAACTCTAGAGATTCCGAAAACGGATTTTCTCTGATCTCATCTCCTGCCTTCGGAATCCAGAGTTGTGTCTTACTGAGGCTGATCGTATCAAGCTTATACTGTTTCAAGAGGGCATGAACCTTCGTATGACTGTCAGCAATACGACCTGCTCCATTCTCCCAATGATAGGTCTTTGAACCGACCTCAGCTGAATAGCTTACAACACGACCCCCGAGATAATTGTATTTCTCAAGGATGATGACTTTTTGTTTAGGATTCTTTTTCAGGACTTCAATGCCACACCGAAGTCCTGAGATACCTGCTCCAACGATTATAAGATCCGCCTGCATACTATCTCACTATACGAACTTTTTTAACCACTCCATAACGGCCTCTGTGTTTGAACTACCGAGAGTTCCGACGACCGACTTGTCTTTGATGACCAAGAAGGTCGGTATGGACTTAATACCACAGAATCCCGCCGTATAATCATTCTCATCGATATCACATTTGAGCCAGAAGGCTGTGGGAGCAGCTGAGACAACCTTCGCTACATCAAGACGCTTACATGCTCCGCACCACTTGGCTGTGAAATACACGACACAAAAGCCAGGAACAGGATCCTTTGAAGGAACACGACCAATTAGAATCTCAAACTGTTCTTGGGTTTGGAGGGATGTCAGAGCCATTCTCTTCAGTAAGAAGAGTCTTTCTTAAGACTGATGCTCCTACTCCACCAAGAGCAAGCAGAAGAAGACCCCCAAGAAAGAAGGCATCGCTGGGCCCTGCACCCTCGGGCCCTGCAGAACCACCTGTCTGTGCCTTCAAAGCAGCCTCCTTGAGTTTCTCAGGATCCGTGAAGGCTGCGACCTTGTTGGCTGCCTTTACAGCAATCGCAGGAGCCTTCTCAGCAAGAGCCGCAACACCCTTTCCTGCCGTCACAACAGCCTTCGCAGTCTTTTCAATCGGAGGAATCACCTGACACTTGGCTGTATCGATAATCTCCATCGGATCCTTGATACCCAGGAGTTTCATAATCGGTTTCACGAAGGATGAATACATGTCAGTCGGTTCCACCTTTGACCTCGCCTCAATTGCCTTTGCAAGTGCCTTCGGTTCCATGATGTTCGGCGAGAACCCAGTCTTGTCAATGAATGACGTGAGAGGAAACATGCGAGGCACACCCTTTTCATAGATCTCTGTCGGCTTCGTCATAAGAACATACAGCTCAAAGAGTCCCTCAAGCCAAAAGACTGCTATGAATACAAGACCCAGAAAAGGTATCAAAGAAAACATAGCCTTTAAGGCACCACCATTGGTATCACCCGCAATGAAACTACTGATGCCAAACGGCACAAGGATGGTGCTCAAATACAAAATAAAATAGAGAACCTGTGAATATCCAGCCTTTGCGGGTCCAAGAGTATCCTTCTCATCGCCGACGATTCCACTAAAGTAGTTGAATCCAAGACCCTTCGCTCCAGTCATAGGAACACTCAGACCAAAATGCTTCACATAATGTTTATCATTGACTGCCTGGAGAATATCATAGAAATACCATAGGCCTAGCGTAAAGATATTAAAGATACCTTTTTTGAAAGCCGTAGAAGGTGATTTGAAAAGCAAATGGTCAATACCAAAGAATCCTGTTAATGGAAAGACTGTAAAGAGAAGGAAAACCCAATAGGGAAGGACAGTGCCCTCCCAATAGTCCCCATGGGTTGTATCTGTTGCCACCATGCCTCTTGCTATTGAAGGCGGCTCTTAAATCGTAAAGAGTAGACCGCCAAAGCCATCCACAACACGCAAAACATTGTGATTCGTTGCATAGACACGGGCCGAACAGTTTCCTCTGGCAGGGTTGGTCGTTTGATTCAATGTAAGCTGCCAGATAATATTATCAATGCGGCTTGCGTTCATGGAACCCGTAGGCTGCAGTTCCTCGGGTCTCAACGCAAAACTGTAGAGATAGAGATAATCTTCATTAGGAATGACAGTGTGACGCTGCCACGGCTGGACAAGACGGAAGTAACCAGCATCTCTCTCTTGAAAGCGATCCTGGCCATCGAGCTGAAGAACTGCCGATGTTAACAAATCCGTTCTTTGACCAGCCTCCGAGATTGCAAGGCTGCTGTAATTAAACCATTCGTGATAGGATTCCATGACATTCTTTTGAAGAATAAAGATGAATTCGCGAATTGGGTGATTAAACTCTACACGAACAGGTATCGTATTAATGCTCGGATTTAGACCAATTGAAGGCGTATACTGAACCTGCTCGATGAGGTATTCATGTGAATTGGCTACGAAGCGACGACGCTCCTCGATATCGAGAAAAACATAATCACCCCACATCTGCATATCCGTTATGCTTACAGGATTGACTGTTGTGCTATCACAATTTGCAACGAGTTTGTCGGAATAAAAGAGTTGCTGGAGCGGTCTCAGAGTGAGATTGATACGAACAGGGTGATACTGAAGGGCTAATAGAGGTAAACTAAGTCCGGGATTTTTACAAAACCAGAACCGAAACGGAATATAGAGTTTCAGAGGTCCATAGAGTGTCGGTGGGACATATCCATCGACCTTGCCGATCATATCGTAAAAGCCGAAACGTGTCTCCTCTGTTGTCGTTAGATTAGACCATATTTCCATCCACTCACCCGTCTGCTTGTCGATTTCCTGCTCACCAATCTCAATTGATATTTCTTGTATCAGAGAATGGCCGATAGCATTTACATAAGAAGCAACTGATTGATCCGATGACAATTTCAATGCTGGTAATGTAACTTCTAGAATTATTTGGCCAAGTAAGTCTCCGCGACGTGGAACAAGACATGTAATTCGTTTTCCAAAATCAGGAGTTCCGTCAAAATACATAGGCATAGATTCAATTGCAAAATTCGTATACCGCCGATAGACCATTTTAAACCATGTAATTTGAGGATTTCCTGTTAAGAAAACATCCTGTTTTCCTCTGGCGACAAGTTGTAAAAGACCACCTCCGCCTGTCATCTATACGGACTCCGTCTTTTTTAGTAATAAGATTCTGCCGTAAAGGAGTAGAATGGCGTCATCTCGTCGGACGTATGATACCGACACAATAACAGTTAGAACTATTTTTGCTAAAACACTTGCTAACTCAAACATTCCTGCTCTGAGTGCTCTACTGACAGATGGCCGAGGTGGGACATTTTGGGCAGGCCCTTCTAGTTTCGGTCTAACTACAGGCTTTAATCAGATCAATACATCTGCTGGAAACTATACGGCTGATTTGAGTTATAATATATTTAATCTATTTTCTGGGGCAGGCATTGGAATGGACGATGGATATCCAGCTTTAAATACAACAAGAATCTTCTCAAAGGCATATCAAACAATCGACGTAAGTGGTGGTAACTTATTAAATGCATATTCTAATGGATATCTAAATCCTACACTTAGAATCGCAGCTGAAGGAGATATTCAGATTCGTTCCGACCCAACAAACAACACGTTTTATATTCATGGCCCGATGACTGTGAATACTGTATCAACGGGCATTTATGGATTTAGTCAGCTGTTAGCAATTCCTTCACTTTCAACACCTGTATCAAATGCAAATCAACAATTCGGATATTATTTAACGGCGACATCTCCATCCACTGTTCTCACCTTTGCGGGTATTAATGATTTACAGTTGAGCACGAACGTGACAACAAATACAGTATTTATGAGCATTAGTTCCTTTACAAGTGCTGGGTATCAGGCATTGAGTGGTGAAATCTTTGCTTCATATGGCAGAATAACAAGCACTGTCAGCACGAATTATGTGCCTTATCCCGTATTTAAATCCTCCGTGAGCAGTTTATCGACAAGCTACGGTGGAATTTCCAATGTTCTCTTTTCAACACTGACATGGTTGGCGATCTCAACAGGTGTGGAATTCTACACACTCACGGGTTTGATTAACGCCCGTGCTACAATTATTCAGTTACTCGATTACGAAGCAGCGGCAGCTTCAAATCAGACAAGCACAGCAAAAGGCCTTGGAACAATAGGTTACCTTTCATCGCCCATTACAAACGGTTCAGTAAGTTCTGTTGCTGTAAACGGCCCTGGTGTTTTTTCTACCGTCATGATTTGGGGTGGAGGAGCGTATCCCTTATCAACAAACTCTGCGTTTGATCTAACAGTTTTGGGTGCAGGAACTGTTGGGCGTATTGGAGGAACCTCATGGACAACCATTTCCGATTCGCGTATCAAAACAAACGTTGTTGAAGCAGATTATGAAATGTGTTACAATGACATCAAAAATATTCCTCTTCATCGTTTTACCTATATTTCTTCTTTCTTTAATACCTTCAATGTGCCTGATAAAAATGTTCTTGGATTTATTGCCCAGGAAGTCAGCACTGTTCAGCCAAAATCAGTAACGATAAATCCTATTCTAGGAATAAATGATACAATGTGGTTAAATACAGATCAGATCAATATGAGTCTCTATGGTGCTGTAAAGAAACTGATTACTGATAAAGAGGCAGCTGAATCAACAATTATAGGACAAGGAATACAACTCCTAACTCTCCAATCGACTGTTTATGGCTGTTTAACTTCTCGTATTTGAACTAGAATGAGTGCTTGTCCACCTACCAATATAGGACCAGGAGCAACCTCCAGAAAAACATACGACACTGACTCATTAGTCATGCGTCGTATCTTTGCATATGATCCAATGACTAATTCGCCCGTTTCGACGAATTACATTTTATCTGGTGATACCAAAGGTGCTGCTCATTTTAAGAGTCCTCTCGAAGTGCTGAGCACATTTGGATGGGTGAATCTCCCGGATCAGATTTTGAGCACACAAATACTAACTGTTTCATCGGTGAGCAGTATGTATGGATATCTCGCATCCACAGTCTCCTTTTTTCAGCCCTATTATCCTAGTTCGCAACAAATTTTCTTGCCAAGCACTGTCAATGGTCTCGGAACCATGGGATACATTAGTTCAACCCAGCTTACTAGCAGTCTTATTGGATTGGCTACTCTTGGATATGTTTCATCAACACAGCTTGTAAGCTCTTTGCAGGGCCTTGGATCTATAGGATATGTAAGTTCAACTCAACTTACAAGCACGTCAAGAGGTTTAGGACTTCTAGGCTATGTCAGTTCAACCCAACTAACAAGCACTATTCAAGGACTCGGAACTATCGGATATCTTTCTTCGGGTATTATCCTGACTCCTATTAACAGCACAGTTGTTGGCCTTGGAACTTCAGGATTTATTTCTTCAACTCAGTTGTTTAGCACTGTGCAGGGGCTCGGTTCTGCAGGATATATTTCAACAGTTAACTATACAAGCACTATAGCAGGCCTTGGTTCTTCAGGATATATATCTTCTACACAACTTCTTAGCACCATTGCCACTTTAGGAAATATAGGCTATGTATCCTCTACACAACTTCTTAGCACAGTGACAGGATTAGGAACTGCGGGATATATTTCATCAGCATCCCTTTATTCAACAGTTGCAGGAAGTGCAGTCTTATTTGCCTCTACAACAGCGGGCCTAGGAACTGCAAACTATGTCTCGTCGACACAGCTTAGAAGCACTGTAGTAGGTCTTGGAACTGTGGGATTTCTAAGTTCACCTGTCTTTTTGTATCTAAGCACGATTAACATAAGTTCCGCGACAATTGTTACCTCTACAATCAGCACATTCGCTATCAATGCTACACAGGTAACGATTGGATCTAACCAGTTTCCTTTCTTTTTTACTTCGAGTGTCCAGGGACTTGGATCAGCATCGTATGTTTCCTCAACACAATTAACTAGTAGTCTATTTGGACTTACCAATCTCGGTTATGTTTCATCGTCACAACTCACAAGCTCACTACAAGGTCTAAGTATTTTGGGTTATGTTTCATCTACCCAGATCACAAGCACAATACAAGGATTAGGGCTTGTAGGATATGTTTCATCTACCCAGGTCACAAGTAGTATTACTGGTTTAGCAACAGTTGGTTATGTTTCGTCATCACAGCTCTATAGCACTCTAGCAGGGCTTGCATCCTATGGATTTATCAGCACATTACAGTTGACTAGTAGCATTACAGGCCTTGCTTCATCAGGATATATCAGCTCAACACAGTTGACTAGTAGCATTGCAGGACTTGCGAGTTCAGGATATGTCAGTTCAACGCAGTTGGTTAGTAGCATTACAGGCCTTGCAACAGGAGGCTATGTAAGCTCAACACAGATGGTTAGTAGCATAACAGGCTTAGCAACGACTGGATATGTCAGCTCGACACAGCTTTTCAGTTCCGTTGCAAACTTTGTCAGTATTCGGTCAACCTTCAACAATAATATTCCAGGAAACTGGTCAAATATAAACTTCCTGTATCAGAATTTGACTGCAGGGGCTTCTACAAATATCATGCAGTTCGATATGGGTTCGACGTTTAGAACTAAAATGGTCTCAGGAGCGGCAAATTGTAAACTCGATATTGAAACAAAGATAAATCTGCAGTTCTCTTATTATGACACAAACTCAAGAGACTATCAGTTTAATACCTTTTTAGTCAGAGGACCTAACTTTGTCACATCCAATATTATCGCACAAGAATGCATGAACTATTATATTCTCAATACAAATCCGATCAATCTACCCTTTTTCTTCCAAGAAAAAAATAGATTCATTATTACCGATTCAAATACACTCTCCAGTCTCAAGTTCTGGCCCGCATACAGCACACTCAGTGTATACAACACCTTTGGACCCAACGTGCCTGCGACCAATCAGCTGTTCGCATCACCCGCGTCGACTGCGTGTGTGTCTGTTGTGCTTGATAATCTGCCCACGCCGTAAACTCGGTTAAACAACCTTGAGTTGGAATGTCGCAGATAACTTTTTACCTGCTTTACTATCTGTTACACTGACCGTATATGTCTTTATTCCAGAAACTACTGTAGGAGTTCCTGAAACAAGCCCTGTTGTTCCATTCATTGAAAGACCTGTCGGCAATGAAGGACTTATAACAAATGCATAGATTCCGCTTCCACCTCCAAATGAAACAGGTGTATAAGAAGCAGCAACGCTCCGTGATAAAGTCTTTGACGGGTCAACAAAAGATACATACAAATTCGTATAGGTAACAACATTCGGCTTTGCGATAACAACTGGTGTATAATGAAGAGCGTCGATTGACGCGTTTTCGATATGCTGTGTCAGAGAAAGCTGCGTTGTCTGGCCATGTGTAAGATCAGTCTTTACTGAAGAAACAACAGTTGCCTGAGGTCTGTTTAAAAGAATATGTTCGGGGTCCGATAATGCAAGATTATTGTAATAATAAGCATTTGTCTTTCCTGACTTCTGCTTAATATATTCAGCCATAGACATATTCGCGTTGGGCATTCTATTTACTGCTGCTTATTCTTTATGGGAGCAAGCACCAGTTTCACTTCACCGAGATTTGCAACCGTGTAACGGAGGATCAAGGGGTAATCATTCTTGAGATAAAGCTCAATCGATGGGCACAATGACGTGCACTTCGTAAACAGCACAAGGTGCTTGAGCTGGAAGAGACCCTGGACAATCTCATTCGTTGTCGTGTTCTTCTGGACCTTCACCGTGCTGTTATTCTCACTGATGATCGTCTCCTGCTCAGCGAAATCACCCATACACTTGAAGATTAGATCCGAGCCTGAGGATGTAATCTCCACGTCAAGCTTCTCACCCAGTGCATTCATATCGCGGCAGATCTTCTGGACATCCGCGGACGGCAAATGGATGATCGACGGAAAGTTGAGATTGGGAATCTGGATATCCTCTACATCCGTGTCAAACAACTTCAGAAAGTAGTTCGTCACGGTGGACTTCTCAGAGTTCTCCATGCGAATTCCGAGCTTGTTCGGATTGGACGCAGGAAGATAGAGCGTAAGAGAATCATTGTTGCCCATCGTCTTGATCAGCTTGAAGAGATAGATCATGTTGACACCGAGAACATACTTCTGGGGGCAGTAGTATGACTCAAAACGGTCAGCATGGAGTCTCAAATAGACAAGAACCGTGTGCGTCTCGTCGACAGCCATCACCTTAAGTCCCTGGGAGTCAAACTCAAGATTGGCTTCCGTTAAGATTTCTTTGAGAGCCTCTATCAATGTCCGGAAGGCTCCAGCCTGGACCGTTTTGATCTCAAACAAATTTCCATTGGTATTTGGTCTCCCCGTAGATGCCATGTTAATGAATTGGGTATTCTGCTTTAGACGGAAGAGTCTCGGGGGGCCTGTTTGGCCGCTGTGGAAGCCTTCTTTGCTATGTAATTGCGAAGGAACTGTTCCATGCTGTTCTCACGTCCATTCTTTACCATGCGGGCAAACTGTAGTGTCTGAGCAGCACTTGGTCCTTTAGCACCACGAGGCCCAACTGACATCAGGCGGGCCTTTGCTTCCTCCTTGTTTGCATTACGAACAGGGCTTCTCTTTCTTGTTGCTGCTCTTGCTGCTGCAGGGGTAGCCGCAGCAGTTG